CCGAGATACTGGGATGTACACTTGGGGAAGCGGATACCGCTCTCCAACGCATTATGGATAGATACCAGGGTTTCACTTATCTCAAGACTGTTGTCATATCATCCGACGCAAGACGTGGCTGGTTTCAAGGTCTGGACGGTCGAGCTGTTAGGATACCTGGCGATACCCCCAGTAGTAAAAGACACCTATGTATGTCTGGTTATCTGCAGAATGGTGAAGCAGTCATCATGAAGATGGCTACGCTACAGTGGATAGATTTCCTTAAAGAACAAGAGGCTAAGTTAGTTAACTTTGTCCATGATGAATGGCAGGTTGAATGTCCTAATGATATGGCAATAGCATTGGGACTAGCCGAAGTAATGGCAGATAGTCTGCGTAAGGTAGGTGAAGAATTGAAATTGAAATGCCCACTAGCAGGATCATATTGGAATGATGATCTCAAGGACTATACTATAGCTACTAACTGGAGTAAGACACATTGAATAACGAAATGATTGATGATCTTATTGAATACTTAAACGATGAACAACGTGCTAAGGATACTCATAATTCATTTATACTACTTCCCAAAGAACGGGAAGAAGTAATTGATGCGCTGACGTTCTACAAGGAGATGAATATACTCTAATGGTTAAATATGGTAAGACAGAAATAGTATACATACAGGGTAAAGCTTCTTGGTTCAGAGCTAAGCAACCTAATCAATGGAACAAGTACTCTGTGCAGATACATCCCAATGCTGAAGGGTTGGAGAAAATACGTGAACTCCAGTCCAGAGGTTTAAAGAATACAATCAAGAAGGATGACGATGGGTACTTCGTTAACTTTACTAGACCAGTCTCAAAAGAATACAAGACCGGTAAGATACAAACTTTTGCACCGCCTACAGTCACTGATAAAGACGGTAACATCTTCGAAGGACAAGTAGGTAATGGTTCTGATGTTACTCTAAAGCTAGAAGTCTATGAACATGCTACTCCTGCCGGTGGTAGGGCTGTGGCTGCAAGGTGGGCTTCAGCTAGGATAGATACCTTAGTACCATTTGAACTAGAGACCAGTGGCTTCCCTAGTGAGATAGCTGCTGCTCAAGGACTAGCTGAACAACCAGCACAGTTGTTCTAATCAATTCACAGCATGAACCCTCCCCGCTTCAGGAAAGCTTACTAAGGAGTAAGCAACCCCACCCTCCTGCCGGATTCAGGTACCGGGCTGTGTCCTCAGGTATAGCCTGAGAGGAAATGAACCAAGTATGTCCGACTAAGAAGATGCCAGGCTAAGTATCCTGATGAGGTGACTCGATTCTTCTGCTAGCAACTCCCCGAGTGTGAGACCGTGTGTTCACGGACCGGTAGGGGACACGCGAAATAATCTTCCAATGGATCCGACATACAACCATACCTGTGTCTCATAAGCACAAGGGTGGTAGATAGCAAACAGACGTCGCGCATGCTAGGGCTATGGTGCATAGTGCTATAACCTCTGTAGAGGGCGCGCATGAGGGTAAAGGTCTTGCCTTAAATGGCTAATGGTCTGAAGCGATAACACAAAGTAGCAGAAAGGACTAAGCTGAAGGGTTCGATTCCCTTCCTCCGTGGGACGGAGACTGGCGGCAATGGTTGTACTACCACGTGGTATGTGGATACACCTAGTCTGGTAATGCTTCAGTAACCCCGTGAAACGGGTAGATGTAGGTTCGAATCCTGCCTGTGGGTCGTAATGTAGTAGGACCATGATAAAAGCGAGACCCGACGAACTATAGCGTTAAGGGTAGCAGATACTTCTCAACCTCTGTGACCCCACTGATTACACTGTTCGAGCAAGGCATACTCTGAACCTGCCCCAGACGACCCTGTGTATCTGGATCGCGCAGAAGCAGCATTACAAACTCGATGACTGTACACTGGATACCGTTAACCTCCAGGCCTACGGGCAGTATGTACGACGCGGGAACGCCTCCGGAATGTAATGTGGAGCAAGGATTGTTAATCCTTTGGCTCAAGATAGACTACCTGCATTGGTAGGGGTAGTGCCGTACGTAAAGATCACCGGTCAGGCACACCAGGCAGCGCTGTGACCAGACGTACCGCTGAAGTGAATAACCAAGCATACGTTGGATGGGCAATGACATGGTCGACGAGACCGCCAGTCGCAGATGAAATCCCTCTAGCTGATGATGGAGAACAACGTGAGACACATCCGTTCCTCTCAGCAGAAACCAAGACCTCCCTAATAATAACAGGGCACAGGGGTAGGCCATGTTTGAGCCTACCCCACAAGGCCAAGGAGTACGTGTCATGAAGAAGATTATGCTGGTCGACCCTGATGACTTCTTCACTGGTCGACGTCGAGATACAGTACCAATGGATGATCTGAAGATATACAAGAAGTGGAAGAAGTTCTTGAAGAAGGAAGCAGAAGAAGCTAACAAGAAGAAAGACCCTGTCCAGAGCTGGTGGGGTAAGAGGTCTGTTGCTGAGAGGACAATCATTATCTTCTTTGTCTTCCCACCAGTAGGCATTATCTACGTCTTCGGTCTGCTTCAGATAGCTAAGGTAATGGCTAGGTCTGTGGGCATACAGTGAAGATACAAACCTTAATACAGGACATCTACCGATTGGTAGGCAACGAAGAGAACTGGCTGACAAGTGACATCGCTACTAAATTCACATCTGAACTCACTATTAAACTCCAAGGATCCTTCAGTCCGCAACAAAGGACTGGACTACGTCTTAGCGGTCTGGGAACACAGTGCCCGTGTCAGCTGTGGCACTCGGTACATACCCCATTGGCTGCGGAACCTCTCCCTCCCTGGGCAAGGATCAAATACACCTACGGACACATACTTGAATGTCTTGTAATCGCCATGGCTAAGGCAGCCGGGCATGATGTAACAGGAGAGCAAGATGCTGTATCTGTTGATGGGGTCGTCGGCCATCGCGATTGTGTCATCGACGGGAACGTCGTTGATGTTAAGTCTGCTAGCAGCCGTGCTTTCCAAAAGTTCAAAGACGGTTCAATCGCATCCGATGATGGCTTCGGTTATCTTGATCAACTTGATGGGTATATTGTGGGCTCCTTGGGTGATCCACTGGTAACCAATAAGACATCTGGTTATCTATTAGCAATCGACAAACAATTAGGACATATGTGTTTATATGAGCATACTGCGCGCCCGGAAAGTATTAGAGAAAGAATTCGAAATCATAGAGATGTCATCGCTCTTGATAGCCCTCCGCAATGCACTTGTGAAGAAGTTCCCGATGGAAAGTCTGGAAACTATAGACTGGGCATTAGAGGCAGCTATAACCCGTTTAAGTACCAGTGTCGTCCACAGCTTCGAGCCTTCAGATATTCTGATGGGGTCAGATACCTCACAAGAGTTGTCCGAAGACCAGAAGTCACAGAGCTAGACAAGTATGGTAGAGTAGTGTATAATAACTGATGCGCAATAAATTCGAGGCACGTATATACGCTAGCCTCAAGAAGAAGAAGATTAAGTTTAAGTATGAAGGTGAGAAAGTACCTTACCTAATCAGTGGACACTACATACCTGATTTCATTATCACTACCCCACACGGTAAGATCTATGTTGAAACCAAAGGACACTTTAGACCCGAAGCTAAGCGCAAGATGGCTGCTGTTAAAAAGCTTAATCCCAAGCTTGACATCAGACTACTATTTTACTCACATAGCAAGTCCGCCGTTAAATGGTGTGTGAAGCATGGCTTCCCATATGCAATAGGAGATATACCTGATGAGTGGTTGGAAGAATGATCTGTTCTGGTTTATAGCTGGAGCAATTGTTATGGGTGCAATAGATCTAGGATTAGGATTGTATTACTTCCCTGCCCAATGAACTATGATACCTTACTCAACGTATATACCTTGGAAGAACTGCTTGAACTGAATGATAAGACTACTGAAGAATGCTTAGAGTTCCTAGTTGAAGAGAAGTATATTAAACTACCAACAATTAAACCTTTAGACTTCGATGATTAAACATCCACACTCTAGGGCTGAACGTCTTAGACTTAAACACTTAAAGGAATCCTTTGACAATAAATCCAAACGATCAGCCATCCGTCACAGGAAGCAGGAGATCGAGGCGAAGGAACTCGAAGATGAGCTTAGGATCACGGTATCTGGCTCGCAAGAGGAAGCAGTCATCCCAGCCAATCAAGTCAGAGATATCCCTGGCTAATGTCAGGGACGGTTTGATGCCGATGCTGTATACTCTGAACGTAATCAAGCCTCACGATGAAGTCTTGGAGATTGACTTCGATTGGCACAACATCAAGGACGAGATATGTCCCGTAACAATATATGTGAAAGGAGCTAAGACAAAAGAAGGTGGCTAGAAATTACAGGAAAGAGACTGCCTATGAGGAAGCTCCTACGCAAGTCAAACGTCGAGAAGCTCGGAATAGAGCCCGACGCAAAGCACTCAAGGCAGGACGAGTACACAAAGGAGACAAGAAAGAACTTGACCACCTTGGATACCATAGGACTGGTAGCCTTGACCGTGTTCCCACTCGGGTTGTTTCTGAGCATGCTAATGTCATCAGACAACCCCCGACTAAACGGAAACGAAAGCGATGATGATTGATGACGATGTCTTCCTAGCTTATCAACATAGGAGTAATCAATATCAAGCACTACTACAACAGATACAAGACATACTAGATTTCCATAACAAGGAAATGAAATAAATAATACTTAGGGCATACAGCCCCAAAGAAGGAAAGAACCATGAATGACATGGCTATCGAAACTGTGGGCCTGGATCACTTCATCCTCGGCCTCGACGAAGAAGGTAACGAAGTCAAGATCAAAGTTGACCCGACGGGTGAACTCGTCCAGGAAGTCGACGATAAAGATGACGCCGACGAGGACTGATCTTCCATTCTAACTCCTAGAGGCCGGCCCCCGCCTTGGGCCTCTAGGTAAACTGACCCCGGTACCGCTAACGCAGGCCGGGGTCTCTTTTTGGATATACTGTTATGATGGACTGGACTAGCTATAACGAACACATGAAATACTATGAACCTGGTTATGCATGTAGAAATAGGGAGGAAAGGAAAAAGATATATCAAGAGTACTTAGCTCATACGAGCAAACAAGAAGAAGGGAATAATCCCATGTATATCGAACACGGTTATAAGACAGCCTGCACCAGTGCTCATCTTCAGCCACAGGCTAATATGGTAGTCCAGGTTGCTACTGAGACTAAGCGTGACACTGCTGAGGAGCAGCGTACCTACCTCAAATGTCGTATCGACAATATCCGGTATGAGAAGCACCGAGAGATTGGCAAACAGTTCTTCCGTGATGAACCTGAAGGTCCTAAGACTATCAAGGAGCTGAAGGAACGTCTGAAGAAGGGTTTGTACACCATCATCGAGCCCAAACACTACAACGAGGACGACGAGGATGAGGAAGAGATCAGCATCTACTGGCGTGATTACTTCTCTTGGCGTACTGCTGATACGCAGTTCGACAAGGAAGGTTACAAGGCTGCGGTAGAAGAACTGGACAAGTTCGTTCAGGACCTCGTCGACCAGATCAGGATCCTTGATCCCAAGGATGGTCTGAAGTTGTTGGAAGACCTGAAGAAGTGGAAGCCATCTAAGTCTAAGAAATAATTGTCTGTCTGATCCTGACCGACAATAAAAGAACCCCGTAGGGATTAAACCTTACGGGGTTTTTTTATGTCTATATTAAATGCTAAGTCTATTGTGATAGGTTTTCGTCTGTCGCAACGTATCCTGTAGCAGCTGTACCTATGCCTATTGCACCTATGCCTTTCAACATATCAGGAGATGTAGGATCAAAGTCCTTAGCAAACCTAGACTTCACAGTACTAGCTCCTTTAGGAAATGTTATATAAACTGTCTTAGGACCTAGAGTTGTAGTTGAATTAGGTTCATCACTGACTCTGTCTACCACCACACCCTTCATATTCTTCTTCTTAGCTTCTTGGATAGCTTTACTATTATGCTCAGTCCAATGTCCTCCTGCAGCGTCATAGTAATGGTAGTCTTTGGTATCAATAACCAAGGGCATTACCTGAGAACCTGAGCCAAAAGCATGTTCAGGAACCTTATAACCTGGATGTTCACTAAGATACCCAGCATACATATCAGCTAACATAGGGCTATTAGAACTATACAGAAGTCCTGCCGCGTTGAAGTCATGTATTGAACTTGCTGCACCTTCTCCTTTATAGACACTCAATCCTCTGAATGCAGGCTCTGTGTATCCTTTCTCTTTAGGTACCTCCATACTCTTTTGAAGATCAGTCATGAACTTCTCACGCATAGTAGCGAACTGACTGTTGTGAGCGTCAACGGCGTTCTGAACAGCTTTCTTAACATTATGGCCAGCGTCTTTAAACATGTCTATGTACTTCTGGTACTTAGCTACATCTTTAGGTGGCTCAGGTGTATCACTTTTAAACCAAGCAGCTTTCTCCCAACCTTTCGGTGGTGCTTGAAAATTCTTCCAGTCAACTACTACTGTACCAGCCTTAGTAGTTCCCATGTATTTTCCTGTTGCTCCCCCTTCTCCGGCTGTAACTAATGTACCTGGAGACAAAGTCTTTGGGTCTACTTTCCAGATATCAGGAAGCTTACCGCCCTTCACAGCACCACTACCTAAGGTAGCTTCCTTACCCACCATACCAGATGGACCACCAACCATAGTCATGCCTAGTTCAGAAACTCTACGTGCTCCCTCTTCTGACATAGGATCTAGCTTACCTTGGAATGCTTCTCCAGGTGCTTGGATGGCATGGTATATTCCCTTCAGAGTATCCTCTATCCAATCATGGTGGGGAACATCCTCGATATTGGGAGGGTTAAGAGTATTACCAGGTTCTACTCGTTTAAAGTAATCCTTTAGCTCATCCATAGTATGGTATTTAAGATTAGAAGGACCGGGAGTAAAGCTCCAGGTATCTCCTTCACCTTTATCCCAGTGTCCACCCTGCTCACCATTCTGTCCATGGTACATACTCTCATCAGAGAATGTCATGTGATTGGGTAGCTTATAGGTGTCAGGATAGTGCTGGCCAGGAGCCATCTCTACCCCCGGATTAGCCTCTTTCCACTTGTTATAGTCATAGTCCGGTACCTGGGTACCTGACTCTGATTTAAACTCACCAGCGGCCTCCGTAGGCCCTCCTAGAGGCATTGTAGAAGACGTGCTCGGTGGTGTAATATAGACCTTAGGCCTAGATTCATCCACAGGCTTAGGTTCAGGCATCTTATACTGATCTACTAATAGATCACCAGCGTCTGCGTAGTATTCTCCTGAGCTAGAACCAATGGGCATTATTCTTTTTCCCGTCTACCTCTTTGTAGAGTATCTGCAGTTTCTTGTAGAGATTTATCATGAGCAGATATAATAGACTGCATCATAGGTTGAGTAATAGCACGCATAGCAGGGTCAGCGTTATGAAGTATACCCAATACATAGGCGCTAGTATTACCTCCGTCTTTCTCTTGTATCTTACCTAACTGGTTAAGAGCACCGTTGACACGGTTGATTACAATATTGATTTGCTTGATACGTCCTTGATCATCTATAGGCATATCTCTGGTAACAGGTATATTTAAGAACCTACCTGTACTATTCTCGGTAGACCAATGAATGTCATACTTACCAATCATAGGCTTACCACCACCTAGGGCAGTACTAGCTCTCTCAAGGGTATGTAAATCTTCCCTGAATATAGTTGGGAATTCATGCTCTGCTGTAGCTCTCATATTGTCCCAGGCAACCATACCCTGACCACCTGTCTTACGTAGCTTATCCATACCGTCGATTATAGTATCAGAGAATAGCTTATCATAGGCATAGTACTTACCAGGTACATACCCTTTCTTAGGATCAAAGTAATCCATCTTGAACTCATCCATCAAGTCTGCATTCTTAGGATCAAAGGCAGCCCTGGCTACATTAAGTTTAACTTCATCAGGAGCTTTAGGATCAGCTATGATCTCAGGTATCCTGAGAAATGCATCGACTAGCTTCTCAGGCTTGACACCTGCATTAACAGCTTTAGCCTTGGCATTCTGTACTGCATCTTTAAGAGTATAAGGATTGAGAGGATCAAGCTGAGTACTAGTCAAACCTAGACCTTCTTGATAGACAGGTATTAGATCCTTATCTAGGTTCTTAAGTAGACCAGCCTTATACATAGCATCACCCCACTGAGGAGCTATCTTAGCCATGCCGGCAATGATCTGCATCTGTGTTCCTATCTTAGGATGGACAAGTAAACCATTCTGAGTAGTATCAATTATAGCAGCAGACTGACGTGCAGTTGTATGAGCAAATCCTAGCTTCTCATCTGAGATAAACTTAATGTATTCATCCAAAGGTTGTAGTTGAGTTCTAATGTGTTGATCTACAGCAGCAGCACCTATTAGACCTGTAGTTGTATTACCATTAGAGTCAGGTTCATTAGCCTTACGATAGGCATTGGCAATGGTTTGAGTTCTTAAGGCAGTTAGACCCATAAGACCTTGTTCTAGTTTAACAGGATCTACCTTAACACCTTCCTTATTAGCTCTAACAATAGCGTCTTGTAGACCTTGGGCAGTCTCAGTACCACCAGCTATGTGAGTTATATCTAGAGCAGATTGTACATCTGAAGCCAAACTCTTAGCAAAGCTTTGATTAGTTTTAGTTACGACATCAGCTAGTTGACCTTGATTATTAGCTCTGTCAGCCATCTCCTGGCTACGTTGCCAGTCTGCAGCAGAATACTTAGCTATATAACCATAGACAGTAGCAGGAGTAACCTTACCTGCATCCCATAGGGCACCTAGGACAGCAGCGTTGGGTATACCATTCTTACCTATACCACCTACACCACCTGTTATAGCAGCGTGAACCATGGCAGTAACTTTATCATGTTCAGACTTAGCATTGGAAGCATTACGATTAATATCTTCCAGTAGGTTACGCATCACTGCATTAGCAGGATCTATACCACTAACAGACTTAACCTGTTCATCTATGTAGTCTCTGAAACCAGGATATTGATTACGTAGTTGTTTAGCCAGAGCATTAAGCTGCATAGTATACTGGGTATCGTTTAGCTTACCTGCATTCTGTATCTGAGCTTGAGCTATCTGTTTAAATCTCTCTATACCACTAGTTACACCGCCCGGTACCTGAGGCTGCTGAGCATCTATTAAACTGTTAGTCTGATTAGGTATAAGGTTATTAGTCTGCAGATCCTTAATACCTTGATAGGCTGTTGTATAGGCATCTCTAAGTTTATTAACTTTATCTTCAACAGTATCTTTTAGATAAGACTTAGCAGTATCTCCTGCAAGCTTGACTCCTCCCTCTGCAACCTTAGCCCCAGTATCCATCAATATACCTAGAGAGGTATCAGCTTTGGTAATAGACTGAGGTTCTTGAATAGGCTTAGATACTCTAGTCCAATCAGGAGGATTTACTGCGGGTACTTCTGGGTCGAATGCGGCCATTATTTCTTATAATCCTGTTGTAGCTGAGTTCTATATTGTTCAGTGCGAGTCTGTGGCACATTCTGGTTGAACCACTTCTTAGTGGGAACCTTGGAAGTAGCAAAGTTATGCTGAACTTGATCAGCTTGAGTTTCGTATCCATTCATAGCTTTGGAGATAACCTCAGCACGCATGTCTAGTGGCATACCAGACCACTCCATTCTACCGAATGCTCTACGCATATAATCATTAGTCTGATCTTGATTGTTATTAGCTGAATCTAATAGACCACGACGTACTTCTTTGATAACCATCTTCTCAGTGTACTTCTGATACTCAGCCTCTGCCTTAGCAATGTTAGCTATCTGATAAGCATCATCACTTCTCTGACTGTGTAGGCCTGTAGCACCTTGGAACAAGGCATTCATAACACTGATATCACCTTGATAACCTTCGTTCTTAGACAGCCATCTACCTGTGTTAAGAGCAGTCAATACTTGCCAAGCAGTGTTAACACTGGATACTTCCTTAAAGACATCAAGGGCATCCTCTACTTTGAAAGGATGATCCATCTCTCCGGGGTTACCTCGTATGCCAGCAATAATAGACATAGTAAGAGGACTAGCACTGGCAATAGTATTAGCAAAGATACTAACTGAAGCACCGCCCAGTAGCTTCCACCATACATTGTCCGACCATAGCTGTTGAAACCCTTGTATACCATATCGGGGACCTACGTTATAGAAATTACCTTTCTCTAAGTCACCTTTACCAGTGATCATAGCCATCATGGTTGCAGGTAGACCTTCGTTCATTGTAGTAGTAAACCAGTTATGTCCCATGACATAACCATTGTCTAGAGCTTCTTGACGCCATACATCGTATAGAGGTATACCGGTTAGACCAAAGGCAGTAGGTATACCATACAGACCTGAATAGATGGCAGCCATACGTAGCTTAGCAGTGGTGCTAATTCTATTACCGAACATAAGCTCTGCAGTACGCTGAGTATAAGTCATGAACTGCATAGGTAGAGAAGCTACGCCTGTATTCAATGCTGAGTTAGAAGCACGAGTCATATTAGAATTTAGGAGGTCAGCTCTCTTCAACATCTCTGCACGCTGAGTATCTGAGATAGCTCCTGTAGGATGTATCTCTCTGAACTCTCTGTAGGCTGTATACCAAGCTCCTAGTCTGGAGGCTTTCTCACCTGCCCTGAAGAATGCTTGACCTGCATTGAGGAAGTTACCCCAATCATTACCTATGAATTTATGTTGTACGTTATCAGCCATAGCATACTCACCAGAGACATGTTCGAAGCCAGTCTCTCGTAATAGCTTATTAGCTTCTAACCAATCCCCTGTCTTACCATAGCCCATCTTAACAGCCATCTCATCTAGCTTACCTAGGAAGCCTTCTGTTCTATTTATATTAGACCAGCCATGTATGAAGGCACCGAAGGTACCTCCAGCTGCATGCTGAAATCCAGCTATACCAGCTATGGTAGCATAGTTCTGGGTTTGAACTAGTATCTGTACAGGATTAAATAGACCTAGCTTAGCATTGAAAGCAAAGGATCTTAATAGACGGACAGGATCATGGACGTGACTCAATGCCCACAGAGGAATGAGGGATGCTCTTTCAGCTAGTCCACCTTTCTCATAGGCTGTGTCAGCTATATGCTGAGAGAGAGTATGAACCCAAGTATCGAAGGTATTAGGTATACCTACGAACTGATCTATCTTCAGCTTATTACCCAGAAGCTTAGTAACTACTTCTTGAGGTGCACCAGGCTTGAAAGCATCCTTGCTTCTAGCTTGATTGTAATTCCAGAAAGGAGAAGCTCTGATAGAAGACTCGTCCTCTCTGAGATATGGACCTGCTTCCCGGAGCCAATGCTCTACGGCAAATATCTTATAGTCGTCCATGTAGGTGCTGTTGATTGCTCTGTTGAGAGCACGATTCATAGTAGGTATAGGATCAACTAGTTTAGCTGGTTCCCACTTCCACAGTGCACTGTCTCTGCCACCTGTAATAGTACCTATGTCAGTAGCATCACGCTGCATGTTGAAGGCTACCACATTCTGTGCGGCATCAGATCCTTCACGAGTACCGTCTCTGAATGTACCTTCGTATCTCTTCTCAAGAGATTTATCTAGATCATAGATCTTCTTGTTCCTGGGTACCACGTAGAATGGTTCAGTTGTACTTAGACGAGGAGACTGAATATTACCCTTAGAATCTCTAGAAGGTTTAAACCAACTGCTAAGCTGGTCCCACTTAATAGGCAGAGTACGTTCAGCTAATGCTTGAGCACCGTCCCAGTCTTCTCTGTGAATTAGTTCTCTGACAGCATCTAGACGCCTGGCTATATCTTTGCCCTTAGCTCTATTGTCTATTGGCATGACAGTCTGATCTCCTGTGTAGAGATCGTTATACTTAGTACGCTTATCAGTAGCTACTGCACCGGCACGCTCGGGTACAATCATAGCCTGCTTGATGTAATGGTCATAGTCATATTCAAAGTGACCTCCACCACGTCTTACAACATGGTTGAAGTCTAATGGTTTAGACTCTACGTTATCAGAGATAACATATCTAATACGTTCTGAACCAGCTACATCACTGAAGTCTTTGAGAGGATATGTATCTGGGTTATAAATTCTAATTGCTCTCTTGCTACCTGATTCAATCTCTTTCTCTAATGCATCCCACATCTGAGGATTTAGAGCACGACTCTGTAAGTTATAGAGCTTCTCTTCCCCTAGACGAGCCCCCATAATCAAGACATTGTCTTTGCCATGAGGCATAACATTTTCTTGTATGCCATCGAAGAAACCAGACTTAGCGAACTGACTGGAACCTGATACACCGCTTCTATCTAGAACATTGATCTGATGTTGTTCAGTACCTATGCGAGCACGGTTACGGAACTCAGCCATTTCCATGAACATTCTGTGACCTTCGTTCAGTTTAACGTGAGCGAAGTAAGCTTCCACTTCTGGGAATGTAGGAGACTCTCCGTAGTATCTTAGGTAATGATCTTCTAATTCTCCAGGAGACTTGAAGAAGTAACCACGTTGCTGTGTAACTGGATCATCTAGCTTACGAGCAGTGTCTAATGTTTCAGTAAATCTATTCCAAACTTCTCTCTGCCTTAGGGATACCTTGTTAAGAAGAGCCCTGGGCTTAGCAGACCAATAGCCGTAGCTAGTACCAGTAATAGGATCAGCTTTATAATAACCAGTTGCAATGGCTTCGATCTTAGATTGTTCACTTTTAGCCCACTCTTTCCACAGATTCTGGGTATATGTAGCTATACCTCTCTGAACAGAATCATTGTAAGCAAGGGTATCATCTGCACCACGCCATTTACTTAGAGCAGCAAGTATAGGATTCTTAGAAGTAGACACGCTACTAGCACCTTTACCTACGAACTCTCCTTTGGCGTTAGTCTCAATCATATAGTTACGGACCATATCAGAAGTTTCTACATATGGTTTAGTAACTACAAGCTTATAGCCCAAGCCTTCTTGAACTACTTGTGCTCCTTTTAGATTGCTGATATCAGCAAAGTTACGGGCTGTGCCTGGATTAGAGAATAGACTGGCATCTGTATCTCCCAGAGATACTTCTATGTGTCTAGTATTAGTGAGAGGTTCACGTAGAGGTGGACTGAAATCTATAATAGAACTTTCCAGACCAGAGAACTGATGTCTAAGTTCACCCTCGTTGTAAGCTCTAATAGCGTTCTCCATCTCCAAAGGAATAGGAGTTCTATTGATTCTAGCTGCAGTTGTAGCTGTCTGAACTATACTATCAATGGCATTGCCATAGCCATCTTCAAGACGAGTCATCTGTTCTCGACTCAAGGAACCTGGATTCTTCCTTATGTCTTCCAGATCAAGTCTTAGATTAGACGTGAACTTGTCAACCATATCATTGAAGTAATCTGTCTGACCTTTAGTCTGCTTATGAGCGACACGTATTACAGCAGCTTCAGGTAAGTTACCTGCACCTTCTGCAGCAGCAGCTCTAATAGGAAGATCTCCTGGATTAGCTGCAGCAGCTACCACATCCTTTACAGCTGTATTAACTCTATTACGTAGGGATATATAGCGAGCTAGAGTAAGACCACCCTTTAAGCCAGAGGCAATGTCAAAGGGAGCTATAGCTGTGAATGTATTATCTAGGAACCTTTGAGAAGAAGAAGTACCTACTAGATAGTCTACGAACTGTTTAGCTAAGGTTGGATTATCGTTCTGTAGCTTATTTAGAATAGGATCTACTCTAGCTCTAAACTCTTCAGGATCTCTAATACGAAGTAAGAAGTCAGCCTCAGCTTTCATCTGGCTGCCCAGACCTAGTCCAGCGAAGTAACCTACCTCGGGTACTAGACCACGCATCTTAGCTTCAGGATAGATCTGTGTTAAGCTCTTAGCTTGGTCTGCTAGATAGGGAAGCCAACCTTGTTCATGAACTGTATCTGCTATGGTATCTTGCCAAGTCCTAAGATATTCCATCTTAAAGACAACAGCATTACCTTTGTCTATTAAAGGTGTAACTTGTTCTGGGATGTCTTTAACTGCGTCATCCAATGCAGTGTTCTTCATGTAGTGAGCAGCTTCGTATATAGAACCAATGAAGGTCTTACCGAAGTTCTCCTCTAATACAGTCTGAGGTGCAGTAGGTCTATTAGCAGGATTGAATGGATCTAGGATACTACGAACATCAGTAGGATCTAAACCACCTTTCTGTTTAGACATATCCAGAAGCATTTGTTGTTTCTGCTGAGACTTCTGCTGATCTAGTATAGAAGCTACTTCGTCTCTCATACCAGGTTCATCACCTTTGTATATTCTATTATAGATCTCAGCGGTATCCATGACACCGCTACGACCGAAGGTATAATCCCACTTCTCAGCTCTCTTCTGCGCTACATCCGGTGAAGGAGGATGAGCTGGAGAAGCATCCTGAGGAGGAAGACTTATCTGAGTATTAGGTTGTTCTATATCTGGAGTAAGAGAGATAGGAGCCGTAGCCTGCGGAGCAACAGCAGGGGCAGGTACAGTATCTTGATCTTCTATGTTAGGCTGAGCCATTAAGTTCCAATACCTAAGTTCTTACCAAAGGATCCAATGGTTGGACCTATGCTAATTGCAGCACCACCGAGAGAAGATATACCCTGAGCAGTAGCAGCAGTACCACCGAGTAGAGCAGACTGACTCTGGAGTTGAGAAGTCTGTATTCTTTCTCCACTGATCTTACTATTAAGACCGAAGATGTTCTGTCCAATAGCTAGGTTCTGATTGATACCCAGAGAGTTGGATAGACCTTGTGCAGTCTCACCAGCCTGAGCACCAGCTAGACCTGAACCGAACTCAGCACCACCAGAGACAGCCCCAGCTAGACCAGCAGCTTTAATCTGTTGTGTCTTTCTGAAATTCTGTAGATTCAGTCTACCAGCTTCTAGTTGCATCTGCTGCATCTTCTGAGCTTCTATCTGTTGTTCTTGGCCAGCTTCTTGTCCACTAATACCAGCTATCTCAGAACTTATTTGAGCCTGTTGTTTAGCTACGCCAGCTTGTTCAATGCCTCCAAAGAGTTCTGCGCCCAGACCAGCTAGGCCGAAGGCCATGCTTATAGGATTACCTGATAATGCGCCAGTAATAGCGGATGGATCGAAAGCCATTATGGTCCTTGATTAGTTGTTTCGTATAGAGCCCAGCCCATAATATCAAATGGTTCGTCTGCTATAGATGTTACGTTTAATTGCAATGCTATCCCCCGTCCTCTTAGTCTGTGTCTACGATAAGCCATACCAAAGTTAGGGCTATTGATGGTTACGTATTGAGCGTTACTTATCTTACCCGATGTAGTATTAAGAGGATAATCCCACTGACTATTAATACTATAGGAATTAGGTTGTCCATTAAGGCGAGAGTAAATGTAGACATAGGGTATTTGGAACTTCCTGGAAGCTTGTCCATGTAACTTAAACCCTGTGGTAAAGTTACTTACATAGCTATTAGATACACCAGCTGTCTGCCAATCTACTAGATTAGGATTGTTCTCTTCAGCGAATGTAAATGCACTAGAAGTACTAACTAGATACTTGATTATAGAATCAGGAGTGTTTAGACCACCGGGACTCTGTACGTAGATGATACCATTAATAGTAGGAGGACTACCTGTTACTATATCGAATTGATAGGGATAGAAGGCTTGGTTATGAGTGTTGTAGACTAAGATACCATCATAGGTATATCTGTCTGTTATACTAGTTTCATTGACAGTCTTGTATACCATCTGGACTATATAGTTTATAGGATCATACACACCTCTAGCGTACTGTTTACTCTTGAGAGGAATGTTGTCATAGAAGGTTTGTATAGTACCTACAGTAATAGGATTAACTTCTAGAGGATTAACGTGCAAAGGACTATTGAGTAGGCTGGTGCCCTGCTTGGCTGGCTCTACCTTATAGATACCCTCCTCATTCCAGAACATAGGCAAGCCATTAATATCCACGAAGGAATAACTAGAGATACTACGAACAGCGGATAGCTTAACCAGACTGTAATCAGTAGCAGTAAAACCAATACCTGTACTACCTGATAGATACCACACTCCATTAGCTGCGAAGATTAACATGGCATTCAGTAATGGGAATAGCTTATAGATACCACCACTACCCTGTATCTGTATTACACCTCCATCAGTAGGTAAGATATCAAATAGAGTTTCTGAAGTAGGATCGTTAGTCTGATAACAATAACCGAATTGAGTGGGACTGGTAATGATCTGGGAGAAGTATATGTTCTCAGTCCAGCTTACGTTGGCTATGTCACCAGCTGTATTGAAAGTAGAGTTAACTCCTGTATACCAGACACGGCCCTGGAACCACGTACCTGTACTAGGTCTGGATAAAGTACTGGCTGTTGTTATTCCAGATAAACCTGAAGCTGTATTACGATCTAAGTTAAAAGCAGGTAATAGGTAGTGACCTTGAGGAGCACGGCCAGTAGCAAGGGTTACGCTAGGTTGTGTAGCTGCTGGACTAAAGATACCTGTACTATCTTTGAAGTACCACCAGACATCTGCATTGCTAGGATAGTTACCCTCAGCTGTATGCCAAGTATTTACCAAACCCTTATTGACAGAGCTTATAGTCCAGGGAAAGTTTACGGCATAGTAGGAACCTGAAACATAGAAAGTATTACCTACGCCTCCATAGTTAGGGAATGGCCATGCATTACTGGATAAACCGAAGGAAGTAATGTTAATAGATAGAGCACCGGTGCCAGACGTATAGCTGGTTACAGTACCTACCATAGTAGCTGTTACAGTTAAGATGTTAAAGCTATTAAAACTAGGAGTATTATACAAACCATCTGTGGCAGACATATTGAAGATGTCACCATTAGATATGGATAAACCTGTACCTACTGTAATACTAAAAGCACCTAGAGCAGGTGTAAGTGCTGTAGTTGAAGTAGAAGACCAAGCATTGGCAGAGGTCCATCCTTGGTTGCTTATATTATAGTTATGCTCTAGGGATAGAGTATTAGGACGAACGGTAAGACCTACACCAGGTTCTAATACACCTACGAAATCTCTTATCTGAAGAGGAATAACATTAGGTGTTATGATGTTAGTTAGAGGATTATAGATACAATAAGTAGGATCACAGGTAGGGTGGTATATGAATAGATACCCATTACCATCAGTATACTGACATTCTACAGTAGGATCGAATGTACCTCCCATTGGAACAGAGGTAGAGATGTCCAGAGTATCTAACAGTCTTTGTGCAGACAGAGGAGAAGCTACAGTAGCTGCAGAGGACTTATAGAAGTAGATAATGTTACCCACCTGCTGGACTACGAACTGAGTCTGTCCATCTCCTGAGGCATTGTTCCACTTGTAGGTGGAGATAGCTTGATTAGTCCTACCTACAATATTAGGTTGGGAGTTAGCTTCGTAATCAAATCCTTCTCTCCTGGTAACATCTCCGATCAAAGTATAAATACAGTTAGAGGTTGCTGTAGCTGCGTTCTCTGGGAAGTTTAAGCCAGTGAATTCAGTTAGCAACCCCTTAGTGAAGTTATTCTCGACGGAGTTTAGAACCTGCTGAGGCATTAATCAATTACTTCTTTTATCTCTATATTCCTATTCCTAAAATAATCTTCAGCATGTCTCTTTAGATGTGGAAAACTGGTGAACTTAACTTTCAGGGGTTGTGGTAGAATACCACTGTCGTATTGGAGATACCAGAAACAGGTATCCTCTTCCATCTTAGCGTGTAGTTTATTACCTCCAGTAAACAGGCTGGTATCCACCATGCCTGTGCTACTCTTAGGTTTCTTATCGTCTATTACACTAAGCATAAGTATTCTATCTTTAGATCTCATCTTGGTAGTATCAGGCAGAAACTCAACCATTAGAAGAATCCCATCCTCGCATCTTGAAGTAGCTAGCCCTACTGTTAACCATACCACCGCGTCTGCCGAAGTAGGGCAACTCATCGAAGTAAGTTGGCCTATTAATTATTGACTTATTCTTTTGAACATTACTCCAACCACGCTTAATCTCTTGCTCAGCCTTAGGATGTACCGACTGTTTCAATTCGAAGTAAGCTAGAGCTTTAGCTTCATTGAGAAGCAAAGTGAACTGTTCATCATCTAAATTAGGAATGAATGTATCTGTCATCTCCCACTTAGGAACTACTCTACCCCAACACATAATCTTATTAGCCTGTAAGGTTGAGTCTTGAGTATTGTCATAACTATCGAAGATAACGTTGAAGTTACTTAAAATACAACAATGTGTAGGTTGTCTATCGGTCTTATAATAAAAGGTGTAGTTTCCAGGAAAATCATTGACGTCATTAGTAAACTGGAAGGTTCCAACATTGATATCCTCGGGATTGAAAGAGTTAACCATATCTACGAAATGTTTAATAGGTAGTATTCTTACATCCTGATAACCAGGTAAAGCATTGTTATTACTGGATATAGCATTTATGACCCAAGAACTAAATGTACCAGATCCTATCCTAGTGGTTACGTTTATAACCATAGTAGTTGTTACGTAGGAAGTAATGGTTCCAGTCATAGTATTAGTACCATTAGCAATGGTAACTACTTGTCCTGCCTTAGCAGGAAGAACTGCTGAACCCACCGTAAAGGTAAAGGAACCTAGACCAATAGTCTGAGTAGTAGTAGAGGTAGTAGACCACAGAACGGTGGGGACTATGTCTACGTTAAGACCATGTTGTTCTGTACCTAAGGGTACGGAAGTACTAACATTGGTATTGAAGTATTTAATCCATTTGATCTCTGTCACCCCGTCAGGAATAAACATCTCTACTGGAGACGTAGGATCAAGAGATGGCTCTAGCTGTATTAGCTGATCATGTTCAGGTAGACTAGTACGATTAATAATATCGTAGTATTTATTCTTAAGTATGAGAGCTACCTGCTGAGATTCAGCATTATCACCTATACTATTAACTTCGTCTGAGGACAGAGAACTCAGAACATTCTGAGTCAGATCCAACAAAGACATAGACATTCGCATTTAACGTTTCCACATATTGATACCAATATTCCCGAATAAGAAGACAAGGACTGCGTAAGGAAGATATGAAATAGCATCAGGATACTTCGCTACGTGCCACATATACACGTTCCAAGAATTCTCTGCTATGATGGTGTCCCAGCCAATAAGAGCGCTCCAAACAACAACAGGAAGTATAGCAGCATCACGGAGTATACGTAGACATATATCATCGGCTGTGGCCTGAATAATTGTAGTGGCGGCTTGTGTTTCAGAGATAGCTACTTGAGCACCAGCTTGTATTGCTGCAGTCTTAGTGCTGAAGTAACCAGTGAAGATACCAGAGATACCTTGTATGATGGGACCTAGGAGCGGGATAAACCCTAGAGCTGCTAGCATTTAATCATCGTGCTTTCTACCATGGGCTAGCCAGGTTATAAGACCTAGAATAGCCAGAGCTATACCTATAGTTCTAGGTAAGTTTAAATCACTTATGTAGCTTTTGAACTCTGAGTCCGATAGGAAGGGATACAGAGCGCTGAAACCTGTTAGTACAAAACCTACAGCAGCTTGAGTATAACCCCAGGCTTTAGTCCAGCTTTCCCACCATATAGCTTTTATAGTAGCTCTAAGAGGAACTGCTACAGAAGCTGGAACTGTAACTGTTATATCAGACGACGGTTTTGACAGCCGTGACGTCCTTCTTGATCGTTGCTTCTGCATTACCAATATCCGTGTGGACTCCTGTTATGCCACGTGCCCCCACATACCAACCAAGACCAAAGAATATAACGATGAGTATAAGGGCAGAGATAATTTCAGTCATATAGGGAACTCCAGTTTCAGGTACAGTTGTGTGAATAATGTTATTTGTTAAAGGTGTGCCCACAATTCTGATAGTAGGATCAACTTGCATTATTAGATCGGTCACGATAATACAGCCATGTACCTATTGCTATGATTACTAGAGCGACGGCAATGCCGACTTCTGCCTGATGCATATAGAACCAATTGGTCTTACAGAATAGACACCAGCTCTTAGCAGGTTCGTAGAACGCAGTAGCTGCGCCTGCAGTACCTGCAAGAGCTACAGTAGCTATACCATGACCTACAGGATCTTTATCAGGAGCAAGGAACAAAGCCTTCTCCTCAGTCCTACGTCTAGTTAAACCAGCCATTGGAACTAACTTACCTCCTATCCTACCATTGGTATATACCATGAACCTATTGGCAGCTAGATCGTAATTGCGCTTGTTAAGAGCAACAAGTAGACTAGACTTCCCAAGAGCACCAGTATTGAAGTGAAAACTAACGAGAGCATCAAATTGATTTTGCGTGAGAGGGACTTTGACGAGTCTATTGACATCAGCTTCCACCTTTCCAAGGTCTGAAGCCAGGATGCTGTCGGCCTGTTGTTTAGTTATTGTTTGACCGGCGTATACTTTAGGAGGACCAGCAGCGCTTGTATGGCCATAACCGATGGTTAAAGTACCGTGGGCCTGCCCTCCTTTAGCAACGATGTGGTCTGAAGCATCATCATAGGACTGAAGGATTAGACCTTCATATCTCTCGATTAGAGCACGACCATTAGAACTTGTTTTCATTATACGATTCCATAGAGTTGGACAGTTCCGCCTGTGAACGTGCCCGAGGTATATAAGATAATTTGAAGACCATCTACAACACCTGATCCTTGCCAAACACCTCCGAGTTGATAGATAAATGCAGTAGGAACATTGACAAACCCTGATGCAGTGAACGTTTTAAAACCAGAAGTAGTTATACCTTGAAGAATACCTGTTCCAGATAAACCTCCTGTATAATTACTTAAGCCTGTTGCTGATGGTACGAGAGGCATACGAACAGATGAGTTTATTCCAGGTGTCCATGCAGTGGAATTTATGTTATAAAAACCACCAGTACCAATGTAATTAGTAGCTTGGTAGGTTCCTCCTGAATGAACTAGAAACGCTGCACTGGTGGAAGGAGTGGAAGTTGTTAGGTTAGTATATATAATCTCAATAGAAGAGAAGCCTGCCCAAGACACCGTACTATTAGCAAAGGATAGTCCTGTTAGATTTAGGGTTTCTAGACCTACGTAAGTTCCAGTGGGAGAAGGACTCCAAGTTCCATCGCCTCTCCAAAATGTAGTAGTTGATGCACTTGTTCCTGAGTTTAGATTAGCTACAGGAAGATTACCTGTAACACCTGTAGTAAGAGGTAGACCTGTAGCGTTGGTAAGAGTTATAGATGAAGGAGTGTCTAGATTAGGAGTTGTTAAGGAAGGAGAGTTTCCTAGTACGACAGGACCACTACCTGTGGTAGTTAAAGGAACACCTGCTATCTTAATATTATTATTAGCACTGTCTATTGTTTTGTTAGTAAGTGTATCAGTAGTATTCCTAGCAACCAAGGTATCAGTGGTGGAAGGAAAGCTTACAGTTCCTCCATTCATTACAGAAGATATACTAGGAGAAGCTGTCCATCCTGCTACGTAGTCTGAACCACCTGTCTTGGTTAGAAGTGTGTTAATAGCACCTCCAGCAGGAAGATTACCAGTATTATTAATTGTTATTGAACCGCCTAGAGAAGGAACGTCTGCGAGCCTAACAGGAGAATTAATTGAGGTAGGGGCAGGGAGATTTAAGATAGAATTATTATTCATATCCAAATCACTGTTCATAGTATTAGGGTTAGTACCATCCCTAGACAGAGTATTGTCAAAGGCAGTTTCTATAATATCTGAATTAGCATTGATTGTATTAGCAGCGGAAGTAGACTGGGTAAGATCAGCTACATCAGAGAGTGTGATTTTATCAGTCATTATCTAATCCTTCGTGCTCTAATTATGCCATAAGCACTAAGGGCAGCTGCTGTGAAAGTACCTTGTGCTACTAAGAAGAAGTTTGATGTAGTATTGGTATTAAATCTAACTGGACCTACGACAATATTAAAAGCATTGTTCTGAGCAGTAGGAACAGTAGCTGCGAAGAAGCCTCCAGTTACTCTTCCATTGGTGAAATCCATTGTATTAGTGGTTTGAGAAATACTAGCACGAGTTAGTGTAACAGAAGTGCTAGTAGCTGTTATGTAACTTACTTCTGCTGATATATCCCAATCACCTCCAGATAAAGATAACGTAGCTATAGTAGCAGCAGTTCCTGTACTAAGAGCTACGGCACTACCAACTGGTATTACAGTTTCAACGTATTCACCGACGTTACCTGTACTAGCATTATCGATATTAGTTGTACCGATTATGCCACCAGTAGTAGGATTGAAAGCTAATGTAGTAGCGGTAGCTGCGCCGAGAGTAGGTGTGACTAACGTTGGATTATTAGAGAAGACTACATGACCTGCTGTACCTGTTTCATCGGTAAGAGCAGTAGAGAAATTAGCACTACTAGGAGTTGCTAAGAATGTAGCTATGCCTGTACCAAGACCAGACACACTGGTGCTAATAGGCACGGTTAAAGTATTACTTGTTCCGCTGATTGTTTTATTGATTAGAGTATCTGTTGTAGATCTACCTACTAGAGTATCACTTGGAGGGACAACGGATCCATTAACCGTAGTGAATGAAGGAGTAGGCGTAGTAGCAACCACAGCAGGAGCATTACCTGTTATTGTGATATTACTTCCAGCTGAGATTACTATGGGTTGTATGCTGGTCCAACCTGCATCAAAGTTAGCATTACTATTCTTAGCTAGAACTTGATCAGTTGTGCCACCTATAGGAATACTAGATACAGTTCCACCGCCTGTTAAAGTAGCTACATCCTGTAACCTAACAGGAGAATTAGCTGTAGCTGGAGCAGGTAAATTATTAATTTGATTGTTATTCATATCCAGATTGGAACCCATCGTATTAGGTTGAGTTCCGTCTCTGGACAAGGTATTGTCAAACGCAGTGGTTATCTCTGCGTTGTTAGCATTAATTGCATTAACTGCAGTAGTTTGATTTGTTAAATTGACTAAGTCAGTCAATACAATTTTGTCTGTCATTTATAGATACACCACACATGCTTCAGAACCAGGAGTTACATTCGTAAGTCTGATTAAGACATAACGAGAAGTAGACACTGGAATTGTGCTATTAGCTTGGTTCGCATCGTAAGTAACACCTGTGCTGGTTGCCAGCGTAAGTGTAGACGTAACCGTAGCTCCGTTAACGATTAGAACCGTAATGTAATCACCAACCACTGCACCTGCTGTAGCAGAATTGACAGCAGCTACGATGTTCGCAGCAGTGTCAAATGAAACTGTAGTAGCGTTAGTAGCCTTAATGGTGATTATACCAGTGAGCAACTGAGCCGCTGTTAGAGTTACAGAAGTAGTTGGAGTTATGCTAACGGGAGTACCAATGCCATCCAGGTAATTGACACCCAGAGGATTGGTTGCCGTAGCCCGGACACGCTGATTATTCTGAACGATGTCCATGCCTGCTTGGTTTTCCATATGTGTGAAGTCAATTACACCAGGATTAGCCATATATTTTCCTTTCTATAGCGGGGGCCGAAGCCCCCACCATAAGTCATTACTGACTGATAGAGCCGTAGAGAGTGTATCTAAGGCGCATTTTAATTAGTCCGTTAGTAAATGTACCGGAAGCGATCGTTGAAATCCACGCATTGTTTGGCAATGGTGTGATTGCATTGGTCACTAGAGGAACAGTTCCCAACCAGGCACCTGCACCAGCGACACCTGTACCAGAGGTATTAAACAGCAATCCAGATGTAGCACCTGAGTTGATTGTATAAACGACCTTCTGGCCAGAGGTAGCCATGCTAGCGGTAAGAATACCGTTAACAAGCTGAACGCCAGCGTTGGGAGTGCACTGTACAAATGTAGTATTAGTCCCAGAAGTGGGTTGGCTATTAGTCACCAATCCAATGTTGAGGCTTGTACCACCTGCGGCACCGATAATAGTATCTATTTCCACAGACTCAAAGAAGAGTTGAGAAGTAGTAAAATTAAGGATACCACCAGAGACCGTAGTCACTGGGGTTATTTGTAGGGGGACAAATGTAGTTAAAGACTGAATACCTGCCGCAGCTGCTGTAGTCGTTCCTGAGAACGTTGTAGGCGGAGCTGGAACCTGTATACTAGTTCCTGGTCCTATTGCCATAGGCACTAGGGGAATTAGTTGTTCAATCTCGCGAGTTTCGCCGTAGACGAGATAATCGCCTCCGACTTCTTCGACGGCCTTCTGCGTACCATACTGCAGATAGAGTCCGTCTTGGTTAAACCATGTACCTGCTACCATGTCATATCTCCTTAGCTGGGAACTGCACTGGTGGCGGTAATTACGGTAACCATGTTTTCAGGCCGGTAAAGCTTGAAGCCATATTCCGCAATGGTGAGGTATTCCTCTTGCTGCAGATCCTTATTGAATTCACTGTAGACGGTAGGCATCTGTCGGAAGCCTCCAATCCAGGGAACAGTGTCTCCAGGGGTTGCTGAGAAGAAGTAGTTGGCTACACCACCTGTAACTGCTACGCTATTGATCGTTTCCGATGCAATAGGAGGTAGATAGTTAGAGACGTAGATATCAAAGCCATAGACATTGAACCGGAATTTGAATCCAGTCATAATGCCTTCCTGGGTAACATCATCCCACATTTTCATGGGTGAGAGTAGGTTAACTAGGTTGGTCTGAGTCTGTAAGGTGTAGGCAACTGAAGGATCAACCACAGCACAGAGATTGATCAGAGGCACGTTAGCCTTGGTCAATGCATACTGAGCACGAGCGAAGTCAGGCAATGCAATTGCTTGACCTGCGCCAGTGGCCACCCAACGGTGGTCTGCGAGGTTGATAATGTTAGGATTGCCTGCAAGTTGTCCATTATTCGCTTGTGCGAAAATGCGAGTCTCCACGGCTTCCATTAGAGCGCGATGTTGTCGGGGCACGAATGCAGCGATAACGTCGGCCTGATAAAAGCTATCTCTCTTAAACTTCTCGCTGATCGCATGAGCAGAATACTTGTACTGGTCAAAGGAGAACTGGAAGTTACCAGTATCCATTGCGTTATACTTGACAGCTTGATTTTCCATGAAATCAAGTGTTTCTGCTTCACCAATCGACGGAATGTTAATTGTATAGCCATCGGGGAAGTCTTGGATAATCTTGACAAACTTCATAGCATTCAATTCATCAAGTAGAAGTTCTTTAATCTGACGTGACCAAAGTTGACTTCTAATGAGATATTGATTATTGGCGTCGGTAAAACCTGCCATAATGAAGTCTCCTTAGATTATATTAATTCGAAGGCATCCCGAATGCGTCACCTAATTCGATGGCATCGTTATGCATTTGAATAGCGATTTTTGGGTCTAGATACATCCTTGGATTAGACTTCTTCAATTCCTGATAATAGTTCCAATCTCGTTTAGGAGCCGTTGGTACGAACTGGTTTTGTCGTTGGCTGGAGCGAGGTGGAGATATATCAGTAGATTGTCTAGTATCCTCCACACCAAATGTCTTTAGAAAGACAGTGGGATGGGTTCTAGCTAGGTCATCTGTGAAGGCTTGGTCTAAGCCTAATGTATCCATACGTTGCTTGAGAACTTCTGATGCTTTATCGCCGAATTGTTCTCTAAGCTTTGCCTTAACCATATTGAAGTTTTCATTCTGTTTATTCTGACGTTCACGTTGAGTGAACTTCTGTTCTAGAATGGAATCAATATCTTCAGGCTTAAATGATGGCTTGGTTTCTTCCACGGGTGTGTGTGGGATTTCCGGATTGGCAAGTAGTTTCTCTTGTCGAGCAATCAGTTCTTCCAATGAGGCCTTCGCAGTAGCTTCTTCCCTCAACTTCAGATAATCCTTCCGGAGGTCATCCAGACGAGCATTCTGAGTCTTGATAAATAGATCGGACTCTACTTTAGCTTTTAGTACTTCTTCTAGTGGTTTGTCTTTCCACTTGTTGAATAGTTCTTGACGTTCATCTACAGGGTCTAGTGAACCGTCTAATAGGCTGTCAGCCATGTTTGTTCTCCTGGTCTAGAGTAATTAATTTGGACACCATCTTTAAAGCAGCTTTAAAACCATTGGTGTGAGCTTGCTTATAGGCCCAGTTCGGTGTCTCGTATATCTTGGGGCTTATCTCTGCGGACTCTAGTCCGTCTTTCTCTTCGTCTAAGAGTTCCTGCAACCGTCCTAGTATGTAACGGGAGGCTCTTAAACTCTTATTAAACTTCTCTTTCTCTTCCTCAGTCTTTAAATGCTTGGTCCAAGCAGATACTGTCACTGACTATTATCCCTTTGATTACGGTAAGGTTCACCTAGTTTACGGAATGCGTAGAAGGTTTTAGTTAATGAATCTGATAACATAGTGCCATGGTATGGCTCAGTACCTAGATTGGTACCGTTATGATGGTCAGTAGCTGTAGGTAGACTATGAGCAGGATGGTCTTCCTGATTCATAGGTAACCTGCTGTCATCTACTACCGGAGGTGCAGAAGCATCCTCGTAATCAGCCATTAGATTTCACCCATGTTACTTCCTACATGTTCAGCTATATTAGGATCTTCATGAGACTTCTTGTCACTGTGAAGATGCTTCAAGTGAGCAGTCTGCTGATTCTCCTGAACGGAGGGGAAGGATTTATGCATATAAGCTTTATGATTGGCCATTATTGAGTTCCTAAGGTTCCTGTTGGAGTTGCGCTAGAAGCGGGGTTACGTTGCAGACCTAGTTGCTGCCCAGGCCTCGTCTGCTGTGGAGGCGGAGGGGCAAAGTTACCCTGTTGGTCAACATCGTAATCATGTCCCATACCGGTAGCGGTTCCCATCTCCTGATGTAACTGTTCCTGAAGGGATTGTACCATTCGTTGTCCATCTGCTTGTTCTGCAAGTTGAACAAACGGGCTAACGGCATTGTAATCTTTGAGGTCAAAGACAGACTCGAGTATTCTTGCCAGTGTAATCCCGGAGAAGTGAGGTGAGACAGTAGCCCATAAGCCACTACCTGTGAGGGCAGTGAGATTTTGGACGAGTTCAGCTTGTTCAGCAAAGTGTCGTGCTCCAATCGGCTTAATTCGACCAACTCCTGTGATGTCATCGACTGTAAGCGTTTGGAACGTGATTGCGTTGAGTTCATTATCAAATACCTTAATTGTAGTTGCCCCTGTCAGGTTCCTACGAGCTAACTCAAGCATGAAGTTAAGTAGCATTTCCAGAACTTGCTCAGAGAACTGGTTAATCTTATTTTGGAAGAGACGACTGGAGGCATTTTCCAGACGCTGGACTTCGTATTTAGTCTTCTCCCCAGGAGAGCGAATGCCCATGGCTTCACGAGGAGCTCCAGCCATCTCTTCCATCTGCATTTGGATCTTCTCGATCTTCATGTCAGCTTGCATAATCTGGACTTCAGGTTGGACTAGTTCTACATCTCCTTCTTCGGAGACGAAGATCTTCTCACCTGGTTGCCAGACGTAATCTTCTACGAAGCCTTTAACCTTCTGGACTGGATAAGTAACCAAGTCCCAGATGTCGGCTCCCATATTCTCAATGTGGTCCATGCG